AAACGAAAGAGGAATACAACGCCCGACTGTTGGCCGCACAACAGAAATACAATGATTCGGTAAAGGCCAAGAATGATGCCGAAGTACAGATGCAATTAGCCAAAACGCAGGCTATCGGATCAATCATGGGATCTCTTTCAAGTATGATAGGGGCTTTCGGAGAAGAAAACCTTACGGCCTTGAAATTATCGAAAGCTCTTGCTATTGCAGAGGTCGCCATAAATCAAGGAATAGCTATATCCGAGATTGTAAAGTCTGCCGCCAGTACACCGGGAGGTGTGTTTAAAGCGATAGCGGCCATAGTTTCTGGTGTTGCTCTTGTTACAGCACAAATAATTCAAGCCAAGCAAGCGATAAACAGTGCGGAAGCAGCAATCGCCGAAGCAGAATCACAAAAAACAAGTGGAATATCAAGCGGGAGAGCGAACACAGTAACCGTAAAAGGTTACTCGACGGGAGGTCTTGTCAAAGGTGAAGGTACGGGTACGAGTGATTCCATTCCGGCGAGACTTTCGGCCGGCGAGTTCGTTATCCCGGCCAAGACGTACAAGATGTTTTCGCCGGTCATAAACAGCATTTATCGGACAGGTCAGAATTGGAATGCCGCAAACAGAGTATATTCCCCGGCCTCATCGAATTATGGGAATACGATTTCCGAAGAAATGCTTGCTCGGGTAGTATCGAATGCGGTTGTAAACGGAGTTAAAAATCTGAATCCTACCGTCTCTGTTGTTGACATAAATAAGAAACAAAATAAAGTGTCTGTAAGAGAATCGAAAACAGCAATAAAAAATGGTAAGGTATTAAAATCAAATTATTATGAATGATCTTTATGTAAAAATAGTAAAGGGAGAATCGGATTATTGGGAAAAATTAGACCTTCCGAAAGATAATATATCCCTAAAATACAAGTCTAACATATTTGGCTCTATTGGTGAAATACAGTCATCATACAGTTATACAATCTCTCTGCCTAAAACTACAAACAATAAACGGATTTTTGGTATGATTGATTATCCTGCAATAGTAGATCAAAAACTTATATTGGGGAATTTATTAGAGATGAGGTATATGAAACAATATACTGAAATACTCGGTAATGCTGTCGGTTATATCGAAGATATTACCGAAGAATCTTTTGAAATTTGTTTGCTTTTTGGCTTTTATGGAGACCTACACGACTGGGTGGATAAAGGGGAAAGTTTAAATGAATTAGGGGATTACTCTTATTCAACGGGTTTCAATAATGAGTTATCGAAATATCCCGATAATATAGATAATTTGCCAAATGTATTTAAGCCTTATTATGATGTCGGAATTACAATGGATCAGGCGACTAAGGAATATATAGCCAGACAACCGGCAGTACGTGTTTCTTCCATAATAAGTTTGATAGAAGAAAAAATAAATTGTGATTTCGTATTTACGGACGTAGTACGAAAAAAAATTCCTTACCTTGCTATTCTCCTTACAAGCCAAAAATATATAGATTATAGATCGTATATATCTCCTATGGTATCTAATTGTTCCCTAAGTATAAATACATCTCCTGTTGGATTAATGCGCTATGCAGTAAGCGGTATAAATTCTCATTATGAATTTCAAAGTGTCAGCGGTGTTTTTGAATCAAAGAGCATGTCAGGAATAACCCGTATAAAAGGACTTTCTATTTCATTGTTCGGGAATGAGTATATCGTATTCCCAAGTGTGGAAACAACTATATTCATTCCCGAGAAAACAAGAATAT